TGTAGTGGAAGAATCTATCTGCTTGTTCGTTCCAGTTTCTAGACTTTTTTTGATGTGCTTGTTGTAGTTCATAACATAAAGAAACTGTAAGTGAATACATCGCTGATATTTCTTTACATTTTAAATCCTTAACCTTACCACTCAATATATCGGAAGGATTAGGTAACTGGCCGCTAACTTTACGATGATTCATAAACTTAACAGCCAGGCCTTCTCCTACCGCACCTGCTACGAGGTCAGTGAGTGTGTTTTCAGGCAGGTCATCGGATAGAAGTTGTGATACGAAACTCCATGATCTTGGAGTTGCGAAAGATCTACTTGATCCTCTTGGATCAAAATCGTATAAATCTTGTTTTGCGAATGTACAATAACCTACAACATCTGAATGAATGTGATTAAATGTTGCCCATTCCATCCAGTCATCGTAGTCTACTCTTAATTCTATGTGAACAAATCTGTTGGCTAATGGAGCCGGCATTCTAAAAGTAACACCTTTATCTGAATCTCTATTACCAGCCGCTACAATTGAAACGCCATCTGGTAGTTTATATTGTCCAACTCTTCTGTTTAATATAAGTTGATACGCCGCCGCCTGTACTGCCGGTGCCGCCGAATTTATTTCATCTAAGAAAATAATATCAGTTGATTTCTCATCTGTTGGTAATTCAGCCGGTGCGGCCCATACCATATTATTTTCTTTTGCGTTGTAATAAGGAATACCTTTGATATCTGTAGGTTCCCATAATGGAAGTCTAATATCTATAACTTTTCTTTTTTGTTTATCTGCTATTTGTTTAACTATGTCGGATTTACCAATACCTGGTGCTCCCCACATCATTATTGGTCTTTGTAATTTAATACAATGGCTCAATGCTAGTTTTGCCTCGTTTGGCGTAACCGTTCTATTTTGTGAACCAATTACTTGTTCTTTGTTTTTTGATTTAGGCATTTACACACTCCTTTTGTTAATTGCTATAATACTATAATAACATGAAACGGTAATACGTCAACCACTAAAAAGTCGCTATTTTACTAGTCTTTTTGATCGTCTGCCTTGCTCATTGCCCGTGCTAAACCGTATTTTGTGACATCTCCAGCAAATAACATCAATTGTAGAGCCATTTTTTCCATAGTTACTACAATCTGCTTCTTATCTATGTAGTATGGGCAATCTACAAATTCGTCTAACCAAAGGAAGGTTTGTGGAGTGAATATAATTTTTGCTGGAAATTTAATCTCGTAAACTTTAATATCTAAATCTTTTATCCATTCGAAACCTACTTTAGTAAGTCTTAATGATCTGGATTGGTATTTTTCTCTAACATTTTGCCACCATGTAAAATAGGCAGTTTTTATACTTTCATCATGTAAAGATTGATCTTTAAGCATCAGGAACGTTTTTGTGTATGCTGTTTTTACATCCATATACTTAATTATTGTAATAATTTTATGTTTTTAGTGATTTTGGTGTTTTGTGGTAAAATCTATCTGCCCATATTTTATGTTGTATTGGACCTGGGTGTACTAAATCTCTAGCAAGATCGGCCTGATCATTTCCCCAATTTTGTGTTAACACAAATAATTTTGCACCTAACATTTCGCAATTATAATGTATGGCGTCAGTAATACATTCTTGATGTAAATTATCAGATAGTCCTGTGCCAACTTTTTTAAGAGTATTGGCAAGAAAGTGTCCTTCACTTATTTGATCTATGTTTCGTCCATTATTCATTATAAGTTCTCTTCTCCAATTTGCTGGAACAAGCATGAATACAGCATTAGGTTTTATTAAAGAGATCCACCATTTAACAAGTCTATAACAAGTTTCTAATGAACCACCTCCTACACCCATATTATACATTTTTCCTGGTAACATTTCACCAAGTCGTTCTGGCCATGATTGTTTGGCAGGAATACCAACTCCGTAGGTTCTTGAACAGCCAACGGCCATATATTTTGGACCTTTAAATTTATCAGTTAGTGGGTCGGAGCATCTAAAACCATACCTATTACTTTCATATTTGATTACTGTTTTTAGCCATGGTTTCATTTTTTTGGGATATAATCGTATATGCTGTTCAAATAATTTTTTTGTATCTAGGCCATATCCTCCATCCCAATATCTCATTTTGTATATGGTTGAACCTTTACCACGAGCATAGCATTGGACTGGGAGAGTTAACTCTTTACTTTTAGGAGGGTTTATAGACATTTATCTAGCAAATTTTTCACCTGTTTTTAAAATATACACTTCGAATTTATCAGTTTTATGTTGTACATTTAATTTTTTTGCTAGATTTTCTGCGTGTCCTGGATTAGAGAATGAAACTTTTTTGTACTTTGGACCAGGATAGTTTGCGACCAAACTTGAGGTTTTTAAGTTAATAGGTTTGCCTTCATAAAAAACTGCCCATATGCCTTCCGCCGCAAGTACTTCGTCTAGTTTATACGTTTCCTTGTTGGAATTCTGTAATATTACTGTCGGTTTCGGTCTACTCATAATCTACACTTATTTATTTAAAGTTGTAGACTATTTTCCTGAGAACTTGCCTCCGTCCATTTCGACGTTAATTGTTGAGGCCTCCTTGGCAGTTTTGAGTGCGTTAATGATTTCTTCTTGTATGGTAACTAATCTTACCATGACTTGTGATAAAGAGTCAGCAAGTTGTTGGCTTTCCTTGGCTGTTATGCGTATTTCCTTATCACCTTTATTGCGAGAAGTTCTTACTCGTGCAATAAAATCCTCAATCGGACGTGTTTGGATTTTGGTTATTTGTGTATTCTTTGACTGCATTGTTTAATACCTGTTGCATTTCTATTTTAGATTTTATTGGTCCTTTATATTCATATCTTTGAAGTGTAATAACTTTAGGACAATATGCTTTACGCCATCCTTTTTCAAAACAAATAATATAATAACCTGCACAAAATAGACTTTTTGATTTTGGTGTTTTAGTATAAATGGGTAAATGTTTTTGTACATCAAACATTGAGTTATAAGGTTTTTGTGGACAAGGAAATCCATGTACTAAAAATTTATCTGTTTCATCATCGTCTTCAGTTTTATCTAAAACAATATCATGGGAGAATATTCCTACTCCAAATTGTTGAAATAAACTTTCTTTTGTTACATATACTTGTCGCTTGTCTGCTTTGTTAAGAAATATCCAACCATTATCATCTTTCTTTTGAAGGGTACCTAATTTTTGGCCGTGTTCTTCAACAATCCAAAATTTGTCTTTAACAAGTGTTTTTGCTTTTATTGTCATAATACTAATCTTGCATTAAATGGTTCAACATATAGTTGTGCCTGTTCAGATATTTTTTGTAAATCATATTTGGCACAAAATCTCATAAATCTGACTCCAACTTGATCTATACTTTTATTTTCTGCTTTAGCCTGTGTAATTGTTTGATCTAGTTCTTCTACAATGGCTTCTGGTTGTGCGTGTAAATCAACTAATAATTTATTACGTTCAAAATCTTCTAATACTCTATGTTCTTTTCCGTCATGATCTACCCATTTTGTTAGCATTAAATTATTCCATGTATAACCTTTTGTTTGTCTATCTCCAAATGCTTCTCTTAATCCTATTTTGTTTTTTGTGCCTTTTGTTCTTACACCTGGATATGCACTAAAAATATTATCTGAAGGATCTCCACGCATACTTTTTTCAAATATAATCCATTCAATATCTGGTGCACCTTTTGGTGCTTTAGTTTTTTTATCTATTACAGGATTGTTTTTATTATCAAACCATCCTTCGTGTGTAATAGTTGTTTCTGTAATACCGTTATATTGTTTAACATTTTCGTTTACAAGTTGGTTTAAATCTTTATCTGTACTTAAAATAACGTGTTTATCGTTTGGGTGTTTGTCTATCCAACGTGCAATTAAGTCATCTGCTTCGACACGTGAGTTTTGTAATACTGTTGCATTTGTTTTTGTTTTAATAAAATTAGTAAGGTCATCATAGCACTCCCAAAATACTTTATTTTCGTCTTTTTCTTTTTCAGTCATTGCTTCAAAAACTTCTTTTCTATTTCTTTTGTATGGAGCATAATGATCCTTACGCCAACTTCTGCCTTCTAAACAGAATACCATATGTGAACCATTAAAATCTGCCCATGCTTTTTTAATAGAGTTCATTGTTATATGGATAGCCATACCTATTTTCTCACTAGTATCGCCTCTAATAACGTGTCTAGCACGGAAAAAAGTATTTGCCGTGTCTACTAATATATGTGTCATTTATCCAAAAAAGTTTTGAACAGATTTTGGAAGTTTTGATTTAATAGGTCTCCATATTGCCGTTTCTGCTCTTCCTATAAATTTAGGACGAGGAACTAGCCAACCTACTAATATTCCAAGTAAAAAATATCCCATTATGATACCTCCGTTTTACCGTCGTCACGTCTATTAATTTGTACGTAACCTGCACCAGTAATCTCTTGACCTTGTTCATTGCCGATTGTTCTGCAAAGAGTTTGAAACCATTTATCAACTATTTGTTCTTCAGTATCGCCTTTATAACCATTTTGTTGCAACATATTAACAAATTCTTTATTCCAATCTAGTTCAAAAAATCCATTTCTTGGATTGTCAGGATTAACATCCATGTTAAGAACTTTAACCCACGGT